CAGTGATATTGGGATGGCCTAGTCCATTGCAAGACGGCCCTAACATTCGTCTACGACAGGCAGTGGTCAAAGAACAAAAACGCACCAACAATCATGTCATGGCCATTGACGCCAGCACATTTAAATTTCATGACCCTGATGGAAAATACTTACGATATAGCTTGAATGGGGTATTTTATGACACAGCCGAATATGCCAATAAAAACAGCAATTCAACCCGCTGGAATATAATTAAAAACGATTTAAAACTTGAAATGCAGCCCTGGCGTAATCGTGGTAATTACATTTTGCTGTTAATGCAACGCGATGGTGGCTGGTCAATGAAAGGCATGGATCCTGTTGAATGGGTACAAACCAAGATTCATGAAGTTCGTGCCGCAACAAACTTACCCATAATGGTAAGACCACATCCAGGTAAGAAGATTGATTTATCCGCATTGTCAAGATTCAATGTCATGCTGAGTCCCAGTAAATTGAGATCTTTATATGATGACCTAGCTGATGCGCAGGCAGCTTGTGTGTTTAATTCTAGCTCGGGTGTGGCATCAATTTTGGCTGGAGTCCCATTGGTAGTAGATGACCAAAGTTCAGTATGCTGGGACGTTGCCCTGCATGACATCAACAGAATAACACAGCCAGAATTTTTCCCTAGAGACCAATGGGTCTATGATCTAGCTGCTTGCCATTGGAGCGACGACGAAAGCCGACGAGGACTGGTTTATCAAAAGTTTATTCCTTATCTTGCCTGATTGCCTGATTTACATACCAACCCGGACGATACATTTCTTCACCTTTGAAGTAAAGATATAAGTCACTGCCTTCCCAGCGACTTAACTTATTAAGATACCACTGTTTGGTTCTGTCAGCGGTCCAGTACTGTTGATCATAGATAGCTCGTTTTCGACTCTTGGCAGTGGCCTGTGCGGGTTCTATTAATCCAATAAAACAAAATTTTCTGGTCCAAGACATTAGATTATCAACGACCCACCATAAGTCATCGTCGGGGATTGAACCTAGCACCTGTGTACACACAACAAAATCAAATTCATCATCGGCATGTGGCGGAATGTCATGACTTGCCACACAAGGATCATAGAGATAGTATGATTCGGCGCCAATGTACTGATCAAATGTCATGGCTTCGGTAAAAACATCAACTTCGTCAGTGGGCCACGACACTGCATTTTGATACTGTAGTCCTTTGCCACAACCATAATCAAGCATGGTCCGGGCCTGATAGTATTGAACTAGATCGCGTATGGGTCTTGCGTATTTTTTACTGTCAAGTCCGGCCCAGACTTTTTCAGATTCCTGATATCTACGCCCTGCCTCAACGCTTTGTTCATAGTATTGACTGTGCATTTTTGGGATTTTTCAAAGCCCACCAGGCTATAGCAGCATCGGTTTTGTGATATTGAGATACAAAGTCATAGGTAATTTGCCACTCGTCGGGACGTTGATAATTTTGTCTTATCAGCGGCATATGAGTTCGCACTGTATAGGCACGAGTCTCAGGCAACATCAACAATCTAAACGTTCTATTGCCACTCTTGAGTTTTTTGATATTTTGCCCATCCCATAACGGTTTGTCAGTGGGTGATATTTTTGTTCGGTTAGCACATATCACAAAGTCTTGTACTTTGGGAAATCCTTGTGCAGGAATACGATTGTAAGTTTCCCCAAAGTCTGTGACTAGTTCCATGCCAATATACGCAAGATCGTTTTGATCATCAACTATCATTGACATTTCTTTTGATATAGCATCAACTGCAGCATCGCTCAACCAAACATCTGTGCGCATTTTGATTATGTATTTCTCGGACATCAGCGACAATGCTTTGTAAAAATCCCAGACTTGAATGACACCGGCTAGATCACTGGGACAATTTCTTGGCCATGCTTGATTCCATGTGTAGTCGTAAATTTCTATAGGCCAATTTTCTCTCAGCCGGTTCCATAATTTTTCATGATTTGCACGACCAATGTTTGCAAAACGTGGTTCGCCTATATAAAATATGCCTATCATTGTTTTTGCCAATCCCACCAGTTATGGATTTCAATGTCTCGTGGCTCCCAGCCTTGCTGTCGCCGCCACCAGTTCACAGCATCTTGCATGGGATGCGGTGATATCATGTTTTTCTTGCCTAATTTGGCTTTGTCATCAACAATGTAACTCTGTATGTAATCGCGACATACCAATGCATCGTTGGGATACTCACTGTAATCTTGACGTATCAAGTAGAGTTGGCACAGTATTCTATAAGTTTTAACTGTTTGCTCCCGAACATTTTTACCAACAAGTTGATCAGGTATAATATATCTAAAAGTTTTATTGCCGCTGCGGCGTTTGTTGGGGTTGACTGCATCTAAGTGTGTAATCACATCTTCAAAACTTTTTAAACTGTCTCTGCGAGCCGCCACTACAAAATCCTGTACGTGCGGATCATGGTTGATGTCAACATTTAACTTTAAATTTTCTGCACCAATAGTATCGTTGACCCAATCACTACCAAAGTACGCTACACCATATTCATTGTCAATGAGTGCTTGTACTTCTGTGACAATGGTATCTAAACTAGATGCAGTGAACCATAGGTCAGTTCTCAATCTAACCACAATGGGTTCTTGGGTGCGTTGAACTCCACGCATGAAATCCCAGACCTGAACTGCACCACCTTGTCCTCGACGATACACAACATCTGGATCGGGAATATCTGGTGGCGGATCATAAGGGCAACTCCCACGATCGGGGTCATCTCTGGTAAATCTGTAGACATTGACAGGTGCTAGTTCTGACAAACGATCAATCAATAGTTTATGGTTGGCCTGCGCTATGTCTTGATTGTGCCTGACATCGCCAGTATAAAACACTGCTATCACAAAAAGTCTCCTATAGTATCACTGTCTCGCGGTATGTTGACTGCTATGGCTCTTGGATAGGGATTGGCATGATTGTAGTCATTGATCAATATACGCTTGACATTTTTTAATCCAGTTAGTAGGGTAAAATTTTTGAACCCTAGGCCTTCAAGCATAGCATGTATTTCATCATGACGTTCTGTGGGTCTGGCAGTGGTAAACACCAGTTGTGATCCTTGAGCAACCATGTCTTGAATTAGTTTGATATTCTTGACCAGTGGAGTGGGTGGTTCTCCAAACTCTTCTCTAGCCTGTGCGTGTACAATGGTGCCATCAATGTCACAAAAAATCACAGCTAAGTCATTGTAAGCATGCCACTCTTCGGCAGTGCCAACATCAACGTATTGGTCAACAGTTTGTGCAAAAAATAAATGCCCTTGTTCCAAACAACGTTGTATGACGTGACTGACAAATATTTCGCCATTATGGTAACTCAGTTCATCATAGGCTGTGGCAAATGTTGCAGCATTGACAAATTTATATCCTCCAACACAAAACAGATCACTGATAATTTTTTTCTCTGCAATGTCTTTGACAACATTGTGACTACCAACCCGTACAAAACTTTTACTAGCTAATCTTTTCAACACTTCATGGTTGGCAATGTCGCTTACACAAATGTAATTGCCCGGGGGATTGTCGTGTGTAAAAAAACTATCGCAATCTTTGATTAATATTTCTTGATTGAAATCAATGTCAGCTCTTGCAATAATCTCACGCACAGTATGTGCCGGACCTGCGGTTCGGTCCGGAAGTATAACAGGATTGATATGATCGCCGTATTTTTCTTTAAGATACCCAAGCACTGGATACGAATCAACGTGTTCTTTGAGAATACCAATGGTGACTCGATATTGACCCACGTACTGTTCAATTGCACGTTCAATCATCATGGATCCACTGTGATCAGTTAGGGTATATTTGGGACGCATGCCCGGGAATCTGGTGCTCAAGCCAGCAGCTGGTACTATTATTTCCATAGACGATTGATCTCTTTCTTTATAAAATCTTGTTCCAAACTTCCTTCTCTGCAATATCGATAAACTCGCAATAGCATTAGAGTCAACAATGCACGATTATTGGCCACGGGCCATCGATTGAGCAACGCGGTTTCGATATATTCTAGTTTGTCGCTGAGATCATGATTGACATTTCGAACAAACCAATGACAATGTAAATCTTGACGTAGTTTACAAAGATCAAACACATAACTATCCCAAATTCCAGACTGGCCATCAATGGCCACAAATCCCTGCGACGAATTCCAAATTAAATTTTCTAAAGTTAAATCACCATGATATGGGCTCTTGGGCAGTGTGGCGGGCACATAGGCAATTAACTCAGCAGCGGTAAACGGCCACTCATCTAAATCTACTAGATCTAAAAATTTCTCAACAACTGGGCGATAATCAACTGACTGTATGGTCATTGAAAACTTATTGATTAATCGCGTTAAAAAATCTATCAATAAGTCAGGACTGTGATCAGACAAAAATGTTTGAACATCAATGCCATCAATATATTCCATGTCTATAGTGTCGTCAAACATGTGATATATTGTGGGCATGGGAACATGCAATAGTTTTAGATGTTCGTAACGGTCAAAGTTCCGGGTGATATTACCTTGTTTGCGCACAAACAAACGATCGTGCTTGGTCATTAGGAAGATTCTACTTCCACTGTGACCTTTGAACTCTTTGACTATTCTCGCTGCCATTATTTTTCTGCCACTACACGGCTGTCCATTTCGCTTTTGGGATATTGATTAGATTCGGCCCAAGCTCGCTTAAATCCACAATTCACCAATAAGCGACACATGCTTTCTTCGCTGTATCCCCACTTGTGCAACATCACTGAATCTTTGTATCTAGCAATATCTCCGTATATACCTGCTACGCTACGCTTCTTTATACGTTTGTCGTCACTGTACAATGAGCTAGGATTATTGACAATATACTGACAAAGTTTTAATAAATCTGGCCATTCCAATGCCAGTGTTCCTTTGGGTTTCAATACACGTAGCCACTCCCGTATCATTCCGTCAACATACCTAGGATTGATATGCTCAATGACATGTACTAATAGTATTTCATCAACTGAGTTGTCAGCCACAGGCAGGGCAGTGGTGATATCATGTATGACTACTTCAGGATCATTGCGCATGTACTCACCATCTACATTAATCCACCCAGCAAGCTTTACGCTTCCGCATCCTAGGTGTAGCCGCACGGGTCCTGAGATATTTTTAATAGCTTGCTCAAGCATCTTTTTTTGTCCCCAACATCATAATCAATAGATAAGGAATGTACTTCTTTTGACTTCCGTCATCATTGGTGTGCATATACGTCCATTTGCTATCTCTGCCCACTTCGCCACGCCCAATCCAACGTATGTCTTCGGCTTGTTCCCCGGCATAGGCAAAGTTGTCCCAGACAAAGTCTGGATATAAGAATTCAATGGCATGAAAACTAAATCTATAATAGTCATTGGGGTAGGTATGATAACGCCAGGCCCAGGGCACACTGATAAAAAGTTTACCGCCGGGTTTGACTGTTTCACTTATGCGTTCGGCCATGATCCAGGGGCGAGTAACATGTTCCATGACACTGCAACACACAACCAAATCAAAATGATTTTTTGGTAGAGTAGTAGACTCAGCAGTGAGATCGCAGACTATGTCAACGTCGGGCCCTGCTTCAAGATCAGTTCCAATGTATTCAACAGGCTCGTTGTGCTGACAGTTACCACAGGGCTCTGTGAAATATTTTTTAAAACCAGTGGTGTTGTATCTAGCACCTACTTCTAAGATTGAGCCAGACACCTTGCCTATGGTACGTTTGATGTATAATAAATCGTTAGGACTTCCCATTGACTACCTCTGCCCATCGTTGTGCTATTATTTGAGGACTATAATTTTCTATAGTATGCTGTTGACCTGCTGTGATACAATTAAGGGTTTTGCCTGGATGTTCTCTAGCCCAGCGAATACCTTGTACCCAATCTTGTTGCCAGGTGTATGCATCAAATTCTGTATAACTAGCCAGCGGTGTGGTAATAACAAATTTACCTGACATTAATCCATCAATAAGTCTGTTGGCACTTTTGGTTTCAGTTCGATAGTTGGTGGTAAACACAGGAATTAATACTATGTCTGTTTCAGCCAACAACTTACCTTGCAAATCCCAGTCCCACTCAACAAAATGTAATCGATCAAAGTTTACTCCAGAAATATGCCCTCTCGCTTGACGTTCGCGCATTTTGCTATGTACGCGATCGGCTTTGGCTGTGATTATGGTAAATTGATAAAAACCAATTTCTCGTTCTAATCTTTGCCAGACCTCAACCCAGGGAACAAATTTCAAACTGGCACTGGATCCAAACCAAAGTAACTTGATGTCTCCGTGTGGTTCAAACTTGGGTTCCAGACGCGGACGTTCTGTGGGATCAGGGATAACCACACTGTCACGTTCGGTAGTGATTTTGATACTTGCAGCCATGGCCTCACTGTTGGCTGTAACAATATCAGCGGCCAGGCAACAGGGTTCGTACTCATCTTTTTCATCAAACTTGTTGTCACACACGTCATACAAAGTCAGCGCACCTTGACTCTTGGCCTGTGCGATTTCATGTGGTTGTGACCGTTTTAAAAAAACCACAGCAGTGTCTGAATTGACTGTGGGCAGTTCACGACTGCAAGTGGCATCGTATCCTAGATTTTGCAATTCTCGTGCAATGACTTCGCCACGCAGTCTATGACTGGCACGTTTGCCTTTAAACGCAGGGCTATAAAACAGTATTTTCTTCATTTAACGATCCTTATAGCACACTGAAAGTAATTATTTCTAAACAATATTTCAAACTCCCGATTGTATTCTGTGATCCATTCTTGGAGAGCTAGGTACTCATGTTCGGCCCAGTTGGTGTATTCTGTGGGGCGGGCCCAGTAATAGAATTCATCAAACACAATAACAGTGCCTGGAACTATTTGTTTGTCTAATAGTGTAAGCACAGTTTTGGCACTGGAATACAAATCACAATCAATGTGAATAAATTTTACAGTATCAGTGTGCTGTGTTTGCCATTCAGGAATACTGGCATCAAACCACCCTTTAATCAATGTGACATTAGGGGCAACTTCGGGCAATGCGTCAACGGCAAAATGTCCTTGCTCCAGAGTTTTGTGATTGGTTAGGCTCCAGGTTTCGGGTAAACCCTCAAAACTATCAAACCCAAATACAGTTTCGTCGCCAACATACTGTGCAATGCGATTGATGGTAAATCCTTCGTGTACCCCAAACTCGCAATTCAGTCCTGTGGTTTGAACTGCTTCAACAGCAGATTTAAGCAAATGAAACTTTTGTTTGTTGCGACTGCCTTGATCAATTTGAGTGGCGTTGTGAAATAATTCAATGTTGTAGTTTGCGGAATTTACCATCCCATGATCCAATCATCTTTAACTCCATCAAGTCTGCGCATGCCAAATGTCTGCAAAAGATCAACCGCAGCATATTGATTGTCGTTGTAGGTGCCATGTGGCTTTTGTTCAACAACAATAATGGGGCGACAACGTCGTATGGTTTGTTCGGCGCCTTGAATAATTTGATACTCAAATCCCTCACAGTCTATTTTTATATAATCTATAACTGAAAACTCCAAGCTGTCTAGGCGCCGCACGGGTATGGTTCCTTGCCCAAAGCTTGCAGGATCAATATGAGTATGTCCCATGTTGTCCTCGGTAATAATCATATTGATCAGAGTTTCTTTGTCACCAAGTGCAACAGGTTCAACTGTTAGATTTCCCTTGACAACATTTTTTATCAAGCACTCTCTAAACATTGCCACGGGCTCAAATGCCAGGACATTGTCAAACACGTCACACATATCCCTGGTCCACAGGCCAACATTTGCACCAATGTCAAGTGCAACACGTCGTTGAGTGCAGTAGTTAAAACTACGGTCTCTGACTTGATATTGATATCGTGCTGGACCACCTTTGGTGACACTTTTGTTCAACATCTTTTGAAAGTGTGTTTCACCGTCGGGGAACCACCACCCCAAATGTTCAATCATGAAATGTTTCCTTTATAATTCTATGTGCAGTGCCATCTTCAAGCTCTTTGTTGTTGAATTGGCCATATGCAAGATGATTGGCCCAAGCCTGGCGCAAGTCGTCATCGGGCACAAACGGATTGTCAAGATTTTCTAAATTAGTGTTGGCCACTGGTATTGCAGCATTGCATGGTGCCAAAACAAATGCTGGAATACCAGCTAGTATGGCTTCTGTGGCAGCAATTGAGTTGAATGTGACCAACGCCCAGACATCATCTTGCAAGGCAGTTTCCATGTCATTGTTCACACGTTGCCTACGATTGGGATTGCGATCTCGCAATTCTATGGGACGGTCTGTATATTGTTTTATTTTGTCAACTGTGTCGTTGACCCATGACTCTAAATCAATGTCGTAAAACTTACAGGGTTTTTCGTCGGGTACTGCTAATAAAATCTTTCGTCCTTTTTTTAAAAAAGGTTTCATGGTGTGTTGCAATCGGCGCCAACGATCGTCAGGACGATCAATGATTTTATTATGCTGTAAATCGTTGGGAACTATCCTATGCCAAATTTTAAAACCATTGGGATTGAGTGGATTACGGCGATTGCCTATGTATCCTGAATCCATGTATAAAAACGGACGATCGTCTGCCCAGCATTGTTTCATTATTTTATGTTTGAGAATGCCGCGCATCACTAGAGTATTTTTGCTGTCCTCGTATTGCCAGGTTTCCAATGGTGTGGGCGGGATTTTTTCACCGCGAGCAAAAAGTTCTATATACTCATCGTTGCCATTTTTACTGAGATAAATCCAAGGTTTCACGATAAATTATTCCAATAACTTTCGGTACGTCGCACTTTTAAATCTCTAGACAGACTTTTGCCGGTTTCTTTGCGATTACCTTTGAGGTGATCAAGGTACGCCCCCCAGGCCGAATTAATCAGCGGATGCCCTTCACCTGTGATGATTCCTGCAGCCCAATCAAGTTGACGCAGTCCTTCGATGCGTAGACGCACAGCATCAAACACAAAACTATCATGCCATTCATCTAATAGAAAAATACCTTGTTCGGCTTCATCATACATGCGTTGAAATTCTTTAAGGAATCTTCGTGTACCTTTGGTGTGCAATTGCATAGCATACAACCCGCATTCACTGAATTTTCCTCGACGGCCCAGATAACACAAGTCTACATTGTCGGGGCACATAGTATCAACAAATGATTCGGGAATTGGACTGTGGCACACAGTATCAGCATCTATCCAAATTATCCATGGAGTTGATACTGTTTGTGCGGCATGAAATATAGAATAGACTTTGTGTGAAAATCTCACAGCGTCCCATTTAAATCCTTTTCCTGCATCTTTGCGTCGAGATCGCACTGGATCGGCCGACACATCGCCTGTGGCCTTGGGCACCGAACTCCATGTCTGCTTGAATCTCACTAGGTCTGGACAAACTTGTTCCTGAATGAGAATTTTGATGTTGGGCTCACTGGATTCAATTTGACAGCCTTCGGCATAGACTTGAAGATCAATGGTTTTTGGCCAGGTCTTGGCAAATGTATCTAACATTCTGCGACCATATTGATTGTAACCGGATTCGTTAAAGGTGGTAATTAAAGTATATTTCACAGGGATATTTAGTGACACGTACTCTTGCTTGGTTTCAAAATAGCTGTGCTTTAAACTCACCACCAGTTATCGAGGCCTTTTTAAAAGGAGCGCAGCGTCACGGATTTCAAATAAAGCCTGGTGCAATGACAGCCGACGTGGCAGTAATTTGGTCAGTGCTGTGGTTTGGACGATTACAGCCCAATCAACAGATTTACGAACACTATCGCCAACAGAATAAACCAGTGATAGTCATTGACATCGGAGCACTGAACCGTGGTATCACATGGAAGGTTGCAGTGAATCACGTCACAGCCCAGGGCTATTATGGACACACAGATAATTTAGATCCCAATCGGCCCTCACAATTGGGTCTAAGACTGTCAACTCGGGCTACATCAAGGCCGGAGATTTTAATCTGCAGCCAACACAGTCGTAGTTTACAAATGGCTGCCTGGGGGTGTTCAGAGGCTTGGATAAATCATGCCGTCAAATCCCTGCGACAACACACTGATCGTGCTGTGATAGTGAGACCGCATCCACGCAGCGCAATAAATCCAGCACTGTTGAATACCAGAATTCAAATACAAAATCCCAAAAAACTACCACAGACCTATGACAGTTTTGATTTTGATTTAGATTATCATGCCATTGTCAACCACAACTCCGGACCGGGAATTCAAGCAGCAATGGCAGGAACCAGACCCGTGGTAGACTCCACCAGTCTGGCCAGTTCTGTGGGAATAAGTTTGAATAATCTAGAAAACAACTATGACATAGACCGAGAACAATGGCTGATAGAAATCTCACACACAGAATACACAGTTGACGAACTGGCACAGGGAATTTGGTTTCCGCGAATTGAGAAAGCATTAAATGACTGACAAATATATCAAGCGAGCACGTCGCGAAGCCGAAGCCATTGCACGGCAACAAGATTTTCATCGCCAACAGCGAGCGCAGATCAAAGCCGACAAGAGAGTGGCCAAAGTACAGGCCAGAATGGCCAGAGCCGAAACCGAAGAAATACCATTGCCGCCAGAACCCACCGAAGACATTAATGTGGCATGTCTTATACATGGTGATGTTTATTCTTGGGATTATGTTGAAAAACTTTACAACATGGCTTCTCGCAATTTATCTTACAATGTGAAATTTCATGTATTCACCGAAGCTGCACGACAAGTACCTAGTCACATGATCAAGCATGAACTGGTGGAGTGGGCAAATATCGCAGGTCCCCGCAAGGCCTGGTGGTACAAAATGCAAATTTTCAACCCAGCACAGCATGTCGGGCCTCTTTTGTATTTTGATCTTGATGTTGTAATTGTCAAAAATATTGACTGGATAGTTGCACAGACAACCAAATACTTTTGGGCGCCAAGAGATTTTAGGCAGTTGTGGCGCCACAATCATCAAGGAATTAATTCCAGTGTGATGTGGTGGGACACCGAACGCTTTGCGTGGATTTGGGAAGAGTTTCAACAGCGTGATATTACACATCTCAGTCGAATACACCATGGCGATCAAGATTATCTCAGTGAGTTGCTCAATGAACGACATCTAAGGTACTTTCCGCCCATGAGCGCCGCTAGTTGGCGTTGGCAGTGTTTAGATGGTGGCATGGATTTTCGCACACGCAAGCACACCAATCCCAATTCGGGAACTAGCATTGATTACCGAACCAGCGTTTTGATATTTCACGGCAGTCCCAAACCCCACGAGCGCACAGACGATCCCATAATACGCAATTTTTGGATGTAATTTTAGCAACATTTGCCCATTTGACCATTAATCCCAATATAGCTATAATAGAGTTATAGTAATCAATAGGGGTTAACAAATGAGCAACTATCACAATTTAATGGCCGAAGTTGACTATATTCGCCAGGGCTGGTCCAACTACAGCATCCTAGACGCAATTAAGTTCATCAAAGAATGTGAAGAAATGTACCCCAGTGAGGTGCGTAGAGAACTGCGGGATTTTATGCGCGAAGGTGCTAAGATGTTTGCCCCAGTTGACCAATAATACCCAATTTGCTATAATACTGACATACTAACAAAACGGAGCAAAGTAATGTCTACTATTCTAGTGCGCAGCGGTGTGTACCGTAATCAAGTTGTAAACAATGCAACATTTGAATTGGTCAAGGGTTTCCAAACAGGTCGCAAAGGCGGCTTTGTTACAGTAAAATCAGCAGGCACATTTGGACCTGAATTTGACGTAGTACGTATCCGCGTTAACGGGATTGATGATATTGAATATGTTGCTGGAGAATCCATGCAGAGTAATGTAATTGAAATGCCTAAAGCACCCGCAGAAACCGACGACGAAGTTATGCAGCGTATTGAAACACGCTTTGGTATCCTTGACGAAATGACCAAAGCCACTATTGCTGGTGACGTTCGTGCCATGATTGTTGTGGGTCCTCCAGGCGTTGGTAAGAGCTACGGCGTTGAGTACCAACTAGAGAAAGCCGGTATGTTTGACAAGATTTCCGGCAAAAAGGTCAAATACGAAGTCATCAAAGGTGCAATGACACCAATTGGCCTGTACTGCACCCTGTATCGCTACAGTGAGCCCAAAAACGTCTTAGTGTTTGATGACTGCGACAGCATCTTGCTTGACGACATTGCACTGAACATTCTCAAGGCTGCTCTGGATTCAGGCAAACGACGTAGAATTTACTGGAACTCCGACTCCAGCATGTTGCGCCGCGAAGGCGTGCCGGATCAGTTTGACTTCAAAGGTTCGGTGATCTTTATCACTAACTTGAAGTTTGACAATCTCAAATCCAAGAAACTACAAGATCACTTGGAGGCTTTGCAGAGTCGTTGTCACTTCTTGGACCTAACGCTCAACACCATGCGCGACAAGTATCTGCGTATCAAACAGATTTTCCGCAAAGGCGATCTGTTTCAGGACTATGACTTCACACCAGAAATGGGCGAAGAAATCCTGGATTTTATGTACACTAACAAAGATCGCCTGCGTGAAATGAGTCTGCGTATGGCACTGAAGATCGCAGACTTGACCAAAGTCAGCTCAAACTGGAAGGCACTGGCCGAGACAACCTGCATGCGCCATGTGTAATTGATTGCTCCAGGGGGCTATACAGTCCCCAGGGATTGAATTGATTCGCTCCAATTCAATCCTTTAGGCACCCTAGGGTGCCTATTTTTTTGACTTTTGTAAATAAAGCCTGTATACTATTGACAATGAAACAGGCCAGACTTATTATACGCGACGAAGTCAATGTTAAAATTGAAGGTCTTGAACTAGACGCTCGCCGTTACCTATCAAATAAATTCAAATACGAAGATCCACGTGCAAGATATCTTCCCAGTGTGCGCTTGGGACGATGGGACGGCAAGGTTGCTTATTTCCAATTGGGCGGCAGTACCTATGTCAATCTACTGCCAGAGATTATTCCTTATCTTGAAGCTCAGAACTATGATATTGAGCTTGATGATCAGCGAGACTACAACAATACCTACAACTTTACCAAACTAACTGCAGATCGGTATCGTCATGTGACATGGCCCAAGGGTCATCCCCGAGCCGGTGAACCCATTGAGTTCAGAGACTATCAACTTGAGATAGTCAACAATTTTTTAGAAAATCCACAGAGCATACAAGAAGTAGCCACTGGCGCTGGTAAAACTCTTATGACTGCTGCACTCAGCGATGCAGTCAGTGCCTATGGACGCAGTATTGTAATTGTACCCAATAAAGATCTTGTCAGACAAACCGAGGCCGACTACATCAATCTAGGACTTGATGTGGGTGTGTACTTTGGTGATAGAAAAGACTACAACCATCAACATGTTATTTGCACCTGGCAAAGTCTCAACAATATATTTAAAAACAGCAAGGAGAATTTGGGCGGGGTGTCGTTGGATGAATTCTTAAATGACGTGGTGTGTATTATTGTGGATGAAGTACACATGGCCAAAGCCGATGTATTAAAGACCATGCTCACAGGTGCCATGTCACATATACCTATTCGTTGGGGCTTGACTGGTACCATACCCAAAGAACAGTTTGAATACCAGGCACTGCATGTGAGTCTTGGTCCAGTTATCAGTAGACTCAGTGCAGCAGAATTGCAAGATCGTGGAGTGCTAGCACAGTGCCATGTCAATATTGTACAGTTGGTCGATCACAAAGAATACGGAAATTATCAAAGTGAGCTTAAATACTTGCTGGATGACGCGGACAGACTAAATGCCATGGCTGACATTGTACGCGGCATCAGTGAAACAGGCAATACGTTGGTACTTGTTGATAGAATCTCGGCAGGTAATGCAATATTACAACGATTGCCAGATGCTGTTTTTGTATCAGGTGGTACCAAATCAACTGAAAGAAAAGAACACTATGACGAAGTGGCAACGGCATCAACAAAAACAATTATCGCTACTTACGGCGTTGCTGCTGTGGGTATCAATATTCCCCGCATTTTTAATCTTGTTCTCATTGAGCCTGGCAAATCTTTTGTTAGAGTTATTCAAAGCATTGGTCGCGGTATTCGCAAAGCCGAAGACAAAGACTTTGTACAGATCTGGGATATTACATCCACCTGTAAGTTCGCAAAACGACATTTGACCAAACGCAAGGCTTATTACAAAGAAGCCGAATATCCATTCACGCAGCAAAGATTTGAGTGGGAGTAAAAACTATGACTGTAAAAATTAAAGATATTCAAATTGGAACAGGACAACCGTTGACTGTGATTGCCGGACCCTGCCAAATTGAATCGCGTACTCATGCCATGATGATGGCCACAGCACTGAAAAAAATTTGCAGAGACTTGGGCGTAAACTTCGTCTACAAAAGCAGTTTTGACAAAGCCAATCGCACCAGCATTGACACCAAGCGAGGCCTTGGGATCGACGAAGGTCTAAACATTTTATACGATGTAAAAAAATATGTTGAAGTACCGGTGTTGACAGACATACACCTTCCCCAACACGCCGAGCATTGCCGCAATGCGGGCATTGATGTTATACAAATTCCGGCTTTTTTGTCAAGGCAGACAGATCTACTTTTGGCTGCCGGTGAAACTGGCTTGGTAGTCAACATCAAAAAAGGGCAGTTCATGGCACCTGCAGACATTGCTCGAGCCGCAGAAAAAATTGCCAGCACCGGTAATACAAACATCTTACTTTGTGAACGAGGAGTAACTCATGGATACAATAATCTTGTGGTTGATATGCGCAGTCTGCCTATCATGCAGCGTACTGGCTATCCAGTGGTGTTTGATTGCACTCATTCAGTACAGCAACCAGGAGGAATGGGAACACATTCTGGCGGGGATCGCGGGATGGTACCCTACCTTGCCCGAGCAGCAGTAGCCACTGGCGTAGTAGATGCGGTGTTTATTGAAACACATGAAGATCCTGATCGCGCACCCAGCGACGGGCCAAATATGATACCGCTGCACAACATGGCCGAGCTTGTGAGACAACTAAGAGATTTACACCAACAGGTTGCATCCTGGCCTAAAACATGTTAAAATAATACTATGAGAATTTTAACCCTAGACAACGAACCTTATGATTTAAATACGTTACCTGAGCAAGTGGACGATTTACGTTTTGCTATATTAGACAACTCAAATCCCACAGATCCTGACTACCACTATATTCCGTTGATCTTTCTAGAAAGTTTCAATAGTCCAGCACTGGTATTGCGAATTGGCGACCATAAAATTAAAATGCCTGTGGATTGGCAAATATTGATTGGTGAACCTGATCTTGGTGACTTAGAAGTACTACCACTTAC